GCCGGTAACGAGCCCCAGGCCTAGCATCGTGTCAGCCGTCACAGCGATGTTGGGCTGCGCCGCGGCGACGCCGCTCACCGCCGGCAGCTGCGATGGGGTCGTACCGTCTGGCGTCCAGGGTGCCCAGTACGAGCACCAATTGTCGGCGTCAACCGGACGCCATCTGGCCTGGATCGCGGTAATGCCGGTCGAAGGCTGCTCGTCAGGGGCTGGATAGTGGCAACCAAGCACGACCGGATCGCAATAGACTTGCCCGGTCGCCGGCGTGGTCGTTGCGACCGGCGGCCCGCCTAGGGTTGCCGAGATCGAAAAATGCGAGGCATCGATGGGGATGACGTAAAAAACCTGGGTTGTCTGCATCGGCACCGGCAGACTGCCACCCACTGCGCTGAACACGACAGGAGATCCAGCAACCAACTGGTTCGGCGCCGTGACGATGGCCGGATTGCCAACCGAAATCTGTACGACCCCGAGCGCACCGCCGGATACGCGTGACCAGTCATACTGGTTGCAGTTCGAGCACATATGCGTCCGCGGCCAACTCACGGAATGGTCGCTTCCTGCGCCGGATTATTTCCGGACATGATGGCTGCGACCGTATCGGCCACCGCGGTGGCAAACGCCATGAATTGACCTGGCGAGGTAAAGATGCGGATCCCGCCGTCGATGTCAGCCCAGTGAAAAGTAGGCAGCATGGCTGGAAACTCGCCGTAGGACAGAATGAACTTGGCAACCACTTTGATCCCGGCGCGAGTTTTGTCATCGATGGCGTAAGTGCCATTAAGCCCCGGCGTCGACGTCGAGGTAACCTTGAGCCCGCGTTGGATCCGATCACCGATGTCGCTCATCAATCCTGCAACCATTGTTTGACGCCGGCAACATCACCGCAGATCACCGGACCACGGTTCGTGCCGCCACTGGTCACCGCCCCGCGCCAGGCAAAAGCAGTCGCGTTGTCGGTCACATAGCCGCGCGTGCCTTCAGAGACCGCGTTGCACGTTGGCAGGGAGGCGACAGCCGTCAGTGTGGTAGGCGTGCCGAGCACGCACACACCACCGGTCGTTATCAAATTGCTGCTAGCGTCAGTCTGCACGCAACGACTGGCTACAAATGTCGTCGTGTTTGCTGTCGCAAATAAAGTCGTGTTACCCGTACGCGTGCCGGTCGTCGGCCCGCTACCGGCACCACCACCGACCACCGGTGCACTCAGCGCGAGCGTATTCGACGAAGCGATCGTCGTCGCCGTATCAAAATAAACGACGCCGCCTGACGTACCACGTATGCTCACGCTTATTACGCCTGAGCTCGTGACCGGGCTGCCGCCAACAGAAAAAATGCCGCCTGGCATCGACAGACCGACGCTGGTCACGCCACTGCCAGAAGCACTGCACGATGTCGCTATGGTCGTCAAATTGCCGTTGGCGTCGACTTGCACACAATTGCCGGAAGCAAACGTCGCACCGACCGTAGCGAACTTCGTTGTGGTACCAGACACCGTGCCTGATGTGGGCGCGCCGGCGCCGCCGCCGCCGAGCACGGGAGCATTAAGCGTGAGTGCTGCCGAGGACGCCATTGCTGTCGCGCTCGAGAAGTACGGGATGCCGCCGCTGGTGCCAGCCGCCGTCAAGCCAAGCGTGCCCGAGGTCGTCACCGGCGAACCGCTGACCGTAAAGATCGCCGGCGCAGCGAGCGCCACGCTGGTCACCGTGCCGGTGCCAGCACCCGTCGTGCACGGATTAGCAACCGTCGTCAGGTTGCCACTGGCATCGACCTGGACGCAGTTTCCGTTCGCGAACGTCGTTGTGTTGACGGTTGCGTGCTTGGTCGTATTGCCTGAAATAGTGCCAACAATAGGTGCTGAACCCGCACCTCCGCCAAGCACTGGCATGTTCAATGTAAGAGCAGCCGACGATCCCATCGTCGACGCGCTCGAGAAAAACGGAATGCCGCCGCTGGTCCCGTTCGCAGTCACCGCGAGCGTCCCGGCCGAGATGATCGGCGAGCCACTCACGGTGAAAACGCCTGGCATGGTCAACCCAACGCTGGTGACCGATCCACCGCCGGCGCTCAGTGTCGGACCAAAGCATTGGTAATTGATGCCGTCCGACACGACGTAGATCGACTGCCCGGTCGTCAGCGCCTGGTTCGGCTTACCGTTGCAAATGGTCGACGTCGTTGGAGTTAACGTGGTAGTGCCGGCGCCGATGTTGGTGATCGAGGTGGAGAATGTCAGGAAATTGCCGGTCGCTTGCGGAAACGTGATCACCGTCGCCGCCGCATTGTTCATCGTGATCAGCGAACCATAATCGCTCGGCGCCACGGTGTAGTTCGTGGTCTGCGCATTAACGCCAGGGAATTGCTGCCAGCTATTCACCATGTCGGTGAGCGTATTGCGCACGGTGAGCGGCGTGATCAGGCCGGCCGTATTGTCCGGCAGGTTCGTGTTGATCTCAGTCTGCATCTGCGTCTTGGTCTTCTGCGCGTAAGCAGGACCGAGCAGCAGCAAGCTAAGAACGGCAGCGAGTAATTTTACCATCCGATCGTCTTCGTATTGCGAACCGTCGCGATGTTCGCTTTGAACATGCGTCTGTCCAAGGTGACGGTCTTTGGCGCCATCTCGGGGTTGTCCTTCATCTTGAGATACGAGCGCAGCAACGAGCACGCGCTGCCTTGCGTGTCTTTATCAGGATCAGTATCCCCAACGAACGCCTGCCAACGCTCGTCGTCCTCGAGCTTCATAAGCTCGCCGGCGACACGCGTGTAGAGGTACGCCGAATTGGGAAACCACGGGACTTGCGTGAAATCCGTCATGTCATCCATTTGCGGATTGTAGCGGATCCAGAACGGATAATTGCCGGACGCCGGCGGCCACACGAACAGGCTCATCGGCGTCGTTGCAACGTCGACGTAGGCTAAGTACGGGTAAGATTGCAGCCCCGGCTGCTGGACGAACGTGTCGAACTCTTCCTGACTGACACCAATGAGAACATAAGGAACTTGAAATATTTGATAGAAATGCCCACCCCGATGAAGACGGAGAAAATCAGGAGGGAGAGGGTTAGGACCAGACCCTGGAGCATAACTATAAGCCGAAGCACCAGTATTAAAATTTCCAGCAAAGGTCTTGCGAATAACATGAAAATCATAGTCTTGCGCGAGCTCCTGTAAGACAGCGTTCAGGAACTGCTGCGCCTGGCTAACGTAGCCAGGCACGTTCGCAATCTGACAGGCCAAAGTAACGATTTGGTTGCCAGTAAGCATCTAGTCCTCATCGCTATACTCAATCCAATTGTCCGGATCGTCCGGCTCATCCTGCTCCGTCTCGTAGGCTTCCCACTCGTCCGTTGGCATACCGCCCTTTCCACTTAGCGAGATCCTCATGCAGGAACTCGAGGCGCTTCTTGATTGCCTCGGTAACGTCGTAGGCCTCTTTCTGCTTCTGCAGCTGCGCCGCGGTCAGCCGTGGATCACCACGCCGGTTGCCTTGATCCCACTGCCGCTTGATATCCTCGTCGGCCCGTTCCATGCGCACCTGGTGCTGCATAGCGTTGATGTGCTCCTGCTTGATCTTGAGCTCGAGGTCTTCGACCTGGCCCCAAGCGTACTGTCGCTCGCAGGCATCGCGCAGCTTGTCGAGCAACTTGTCGAGATCCTCGCCCGAGCAATCGCGACCGATGAAAGATTGCAGCACCATCTCCCGTTGCCCGTGCAGGGCACACCGAAAACTGATCCCGATGGAGGGTTCCCCCTCCAGGGCCTTCGCCTGTCCTTCAAATTCCATGTCAACCACTCAAAAATGGAGCACGGGTAACCGCGCCGGTCGTGCCGTTTAGCTGGGTTAGCCGCTGCTTCTGGAAGAAACCTTTCGAACGACCCTCGATCACGGCCTGGTGCTGCCAGGTCTTTTGCATGATCTCGTACAGCACCGCGGCAACGCTCGCCCGCACATCATAGGTGTGATTGAGCAGGAACGTGCGATTGTCGAGCTTGATATCCATGGCGTAAACCGGGAGATCGATCAGCACCGGAACGATGGGTTCCTCGAGCCCGCGTTGCACGCGAGCCTCGAGCAACATCTTCTTTTTAAGCTCCTCTTTGGCTTTCGCCTTCGCTTCCTTGTCGATTTCCTTTTGCACCTCGAGTTGAAGCGCTTCGATCTCGTCCTTGGTGAGGAGCTCGGCAGGGGCAACCGCAGGAGAGGTTGCGGCGGAAGCGGGCGGCGGTTCGACGGTTTTTGCGGTCATGTGTGGGTCCACCCTGCTCCAGCCGCAGCACGGCCTGATATGAGAATTGGGAAACCGGTTGCAGGATCGAAAGCAACGTAATCGCCAGGACGAATTATCAGCACGCCTCGATTAGGGACGTACAGCAGTCCTCGCGCTAACCCAACTGATGGTCCGTAATTTGGAGGGATTGATCGAGCCGGATTGAAATCGTCGAGGATGGCGTTATCGACTGTAGCGATATCGGCCACCGCCGCGACTGGTGTTCCCAAGAGCGACGGCGGGGGCGATGCCGCCCACGCCGGTTGGAACTGAAGACCGGTTAGTGTGCAACCGGTAAACGAAACCGTTGCCATTGAACCTCCTAACTATTAGCCGAAGGTCGGATTGAACTGCGAGGTGCTCTCGATGCGCATGAAGAACTGGTTATTCTGGATCAATGTCCCGTAGAAACATTTCCAGCCAACGACGCGCAATTGATTGAGCGGGTCGCTCTTATCGGCTTCTTTCAGATAGGTGAACTTGACGTCGTCCAGCATCACCTGGCCGTAAGCACCGCGACCAATGATGTAGGTCGGATAGACCGTGAGCGGGGTGGTGCCGCCGGTCAGCGCCGGCGAGGCCGGCGGCTGCTGCGCGGTGCCAGTCAAGCTGGTGATCGCAACCACGCCTCCGCTCGGCAAACCAACTGCGAGGCCGGTCTGCGGGCCCGATGTGGGTCCAGTCACTGTCGAACCGTTGGTGCCAACTGGTCCGCTTGTTCCAAGATGCGCGCCGGCCATGGTCGCCGATGTGCTGATGTAGACGTTGTACGTGTACGCGGTGCCGAGCGCAGTCGGCAGCGTCACGTTAATCGATCCAGCAACACCCGAGGCAATCGCTTGCGACGCCGAAATCGGGAAGACCTGGCTTTCGTATTGGTTCTGACTGTCAGTACCGGTGATCTGGATAAAATACGGACCACCCGCGGCAGTCAGCGCTCCACCAGTGATCGCTGGCGTGTAAGTGATGCCGGTCGCCGGCTGCGACGTCCAGAACGGCACCATGTTGCTTTCACAAAAGCGGATGCCGTTGAATTCGCCGGCCTCGTAGTTGTAGATGCGGTTGATGTCGCTGTATGACCACGCAGTTTGAACTTGCGCGTTCTGTCTCAGATCAGCAGCAACAAATGGATGGATGAGCGCAGTAAAGTGCGGCATCTGCCGCGGATTATTTGACGCTCGAGCGCCGCCGGCATCAGCATCGAGCTTGGTATCCGTCATCTCGTCGCCGCTAAACCGCGGTGCGCCGAGATTGAACAGCTGCGAGTAAGCGCGCTGCACCTCGAACGGCGAGAGCACGTCGCCGACGACGAGCGAGGCTCGAGCACCGCGCGAGTTGACGTAGTTGATCTGCGTGCCGGCGTTGAGCCCGAGGTTGTAGGTGTTGCGCTCGAGCGTTTCAGCAACCTGCAAGCCTACGAGCTCGGTCGCTTTCGTGAATAATGGATGATAGATGGTCATCTCGGCCACATCTGTAATCGTGACCTTGTCACCCCACTGCTGGGCGACCACCGAAACCTGCTGAATGCTCATCGTTTCGCCGATGGGCGGAACGCCTTCTGAGAGCGGAGCGGGAGGCAGGGGCACACGCAGATAGCGCGTGGCCATATAAGTGGTCCCGCGCCCTTTCGGCAAAGTCAAAGGATCGCCGAACTGATAAGCGATCAACTGTTTGCGTGCTAATGGGAGTGTTTTCTCGGCAATATAATTGACAATATCGCCGCTGAACTGGGAAGCTACGTTGGTACCTGCCATGGCCCTCTCCTATGAGCGGGCCGAGCAAGCCCGCTAGATCAAAACGTCCTTCAGCCGTTCCTCGGCTGTCGACATCCGTCGCGTGCTCGGGCGTTGCTGATCTCCCTTGCCGGACGACGGTGCTACTCTCTCCCTTTCAACGCGCGTGTTAGCCGCACGCCGCTGCCGCGGCGCCGCCGCTGCGCCCTCGAGCGCCTTCGCTCCAAGGATATGCTTGAGGATCGTGATCCGGTCGACCGGCGCGCCCTTCGCCATCTGCTCGGCGAACATACGCTCGACCTCGGCCGAGTAACGCTTGTAGGTGGGGTTGGACGCCGCCTGGGCGTCGTAAGACGCCTTGTCCATAGTCGCCTGGTTGATGAGCTCGCTCTGCCGCAGCCTGGCATCCATCCGGCGTTCGTGCTGCGTAATCCGGTATTCGGCACGCTCTTCCGGGTTCATGAGCGCGAGGCGCTCGCGCTCTTGCTGTTCGGTCTGCTGCTGTTGGTTCTGCTGCCACTGCTGGCGCTCTCTCCTAAGCTGCTCGAGCTCGTTACGAAGCTGGGTCTGCTCCGTAACTAGCCTTTGGATCCGTTCACTACCTCTTTGCTCACGTGTAGGCTTCCCGGAGACGGCCGGTTGTGGTTCCCCTGCGTCGCCTCCGTCGCCAGGCTGTTCGGCGGAAACTTGGGTATCCTCGTCCCCCCTTGGCTCGTCCTCCCCGCCGGTTCCGTCACCGCCGGTCCCCGGCTCGAGCTCCTCGTCTGTGTCGACATTAGTCTCAAGCTCCTCGTCGTCAGGAGGCATGACGCAATTCCTTCTTAGTGGCTTACGGTCACTGGTCGCGGCCCCTTACGGGGGCTAGTCGCACGGTTTCTTACGGAAACCACTCGCGGGGCGGGAGATTAGTGCCGATTTTGTTCCGGCGTCAAGATGTTGTATGCTCCTAAAACCCCCACTAGACCAGGGTAGGGGTCATGACTGGTGTAACCGAAGAAGCCGGTAGCACGGTGCGCAGCCTGATTACCGCGCTCAGCGGTAACCCGACGCAATTAGGCATGCTAGTGCTGATTTTTGGGCTCTTAGCTTTCTTCTTTTATGCCCAGCGTGAAGCCGGAAAATTTAGAGAAACGATGATGCAACAAGTCCTCGAAAACAGCAAAACCATACATGGCATACTGCTGGATCGCTCGGTTGCATGCCCGCCCGGAGGACGAACCGAACTCGAGCAACCACATAAGACGACCGAAGTCGTCATTGAGCCTTTGAAGCCTCTGGAGCTGCCTTCTTTAACGCCGCAAGTTCAGCCTTAAGCTTCTCGTTCTCCTCCTGCAACTTGGCCGCCTCGGCGGCGTTGACCGCCGCATTATCAGCGAAGAAATTACGCTGCTGCTGGCACCAGAAGAACTTGTCGCGCGGCGGCTGCGGCGGCGCGTCCTGGGCGAGAGCCGCGCCGATCAGCAGCGACAGTATTGCCAACATCAGGACCACCCCATCGGCGGGGGCGGAACGACAGCCGCAACCGCGTTGTCCTTGGCCCATTTTTGCTCGCTCTGGATCCACGCATCCATCGTCCCCTGAAAGAGCCCGTAGGAAACAAGGTCGGGGCCATAGGTCGTCATCGCCGCAGAGGCGACTGTCTGCGAGGTGGAGATCGTGTAAGTGCCTGGCCCGCTGCCGGGAGCCGATGTGATGTAGGTTCCAGGCAAGACACCGGGACCGAAGACGAATTGATTGGTCGCAAGATTGCCGGAAGCAACCGCAGTGACGGTCATCGTGGTGCCGGAAATCGACGCCGTGATCTTCGTCGTCGGCGGACCTGCCAGGATTTTCGATGCGTAAACCGACGTGGTCCACTGCAGCAAAGCGGTCAAGTCTGGATCGGTCGCGGTGTAAGTTTTGTTGCTGTTGACGATCGCGCCAGACAGGCCAAAGGTCGTGGTTGCCATCTCAGTAACCTATGCAAGAGTAAGAAATTACATCGTTGGCGGCGGTTGCCGTCGAGCGTACCGTGAACGTCGCCGATGTCGTTGACGATGCCGTTTGCTGTAACACAACCGCCGCAGTCGTGCGGTCATTCGCAGAACAAGCGTAACCCGTCGTCATCGTCGGCATGGCGGTCAAAATGATCGTGCCGGCGATGGAACAGATCGCGGTCGATGTCCAGGTGCCTGCGGTTGCTCCGCCAGCAACCGT